GTTACATTTATGTTTCTATATGTAGTTTTATTCCAATAAATAATGTAATTCTTGTTAATTTGGGTTATATTATTCTTTCTATTATTGTCGCATATATTTCTTATAGGATTGTTATATCTGAAACAATCCTTAGAGTTTATAAAAAGGCTAAAATATATACAACATATTATGATAATGAAGTGGAAGCTCTTGCCGGAGCAGCAAATGGAGCTTGGCTTATAGTATATTTAAAAGATGAGAATATTGCTGTAGAAGGTTCACTTGGATTTAAAGAATTGGAAGAGGATAAAGATAGATATATTATGCTTGAAGCGTATACTAAATATTCGGTGGGAAAAGATAATCGGTTATCGCAGATTCCAATTGTTTCATATGAAGGAAATTATAAAGAAAATATTTGTATTCGATATGAAAATATTAGACACATTGAAAAAAGAGATACCACATAGATATCTCTTGAAAATGCGCAGGAAAGTTGGTAAAATGAATATAGCAGATAAAGGAGAGTAAATTTATAACGAGAAAATTAGATATTCAATATCTAAGAACTACTGGAAGCGAAAAATCTAATCCACCCAAAAAGTAGGACTGGATAGTGCGAATGTAGTATTAAAAAGAGACAGGTTCTTCCTGTCTCTTTTTATCTTTTAAACGAAGGAGGAATACCCGGTGACAAAGAAACAGAAACGTTTTGCAGAAGAATACCTGATTGATCTAAATGCCACTCAAGCTGCAATAAGAGCAGGGTATTCTCCTGAAACAGCAGGTTCAATTGGTTCTGAAAACCTTAAAAAACCTGAAATAAAAAAAGTAATAGATATAGAATTGGCAAAGAGATCAAAACGAACAGGTATCAATGCAGAAAGAGTGCTAACGGAATTGGCAAAAATAGCCTTTGTCAATGCCGCAGATGTAATAAACACTAAGGATGCAACATTAAAGGAAAATGCTGCACCAGAAGATACAGCAGCAATACAGTCAGTCAAGGTAAAAACATTTGGAGAAGATGGTGTTGAAAGAGAAATAAAAATGGCAGATAAAATGAAAGCATTGGAACTTTTGGGCAGGCATCTGGGAATGTATAAAGATCAGGTAGAAGTATGTGGTCTTACAAATGAAATAACAAAGCTGGATTCGATTTTATCTCAAATGCGTGGTGGTGGAGATGAGCGATCAGAAGTTGATACTGTCTGAAAAATATAAGGCTTTCATCTGCTGTAATGCGCAAGTGGAGTTTTTGGAAGGGACAACGGCAGCAGGGAAAACAACAGTTGGATTATTTAAGTTCATGTTAAAAGTTGCTGAATCTTCTAAGAAACTTCATATTTTATCAGCGGATGATACCGGATCGGCAGAAAAGAATATCATAAATAAAGACCTGGGAATTATGGATGATTTTGGGATACTCGTTGAGTATAACGGAAATGGCAGCAAGGAATATAAAATGCCTCATATTTTGTACCATACAAGTAAGGGAGATAAAATAATATTTGTGGTCGGATATGGAAATAAAAAGAAATGGAAAGACGCATTGGGAGGACAATATGGATGCCTTTACATAGATGAGATAAATACGGCTGATATAGAATTTGTTCGGGAAGCTGCTATGCGTAGTGATTATGTTATGGCAACATTAAATCCGGATGATCCTAGTTTATTGGTCTACAAAGAATATGTCAATCATGCCAGAACGCTTCCAGAGTGGGAGCATGAAACACCAGATGAAATCTTAGAAGAATTAAAAGAAGAGCCAAACCCCGGATGGGTGCATTGGTTCTTTTCTTTTGAGCACAATTTGGGATTAAATAAAGAGAAGCTGCAGAAGATCATTACCAATACACCCAAAGGAACAAAGATATGGAAAAATAAGATAGAAGGCTTGCGTGGAAAGGCAACAGGATTGATCTTTCCAAATTTTGACCATAAGAAACATGTGGTATCAAAGGAATGGGTAAAGCAGCAGATAAAAGCAGGAAAAATAAAGTTTAAGAAATTTACGGTAGGTTTGGATACTTCATACTCCAGTAAATCCCCGGATACAATTGCAATGTTGTTTCAAGGAATAACATTTGATAGAAAACTGATTGTATTAGAGGAAAAGGTCTATAACAATGCAGATCTGTCCATTCCGCTGGCACCATCTGATACAACAATAAAATTTATTGCTTTTCTTGACTACTGCAAAAATGAATGGGGATTTGTAAAAGATACATTTATTGATTGTGCAGATCAGGCAACCATTACGGAATTAAAGAAATATAAGAGGCTGAAAGGATGCCTTTATAATTTCATTGATTCATACAAAAAAGTAACTATTATCGACAGGATTAACCTACAAGTTGGCTGGATACAGCAAGGATGCTACATGGTGGTCGAAACATGTGAAGAACACATATCAGAAATGGAGCGGTATTCCTGGAAAGAGGATAAAGATGAACCGGAGGACCGTAATGATCACACGATCAATGCAGGACAGTATGGCTGGATCCCGTACCGGCATATGATAGGTTTTGAGGAGGAAGAAAAGAAATGATTAGTTTAATTAAAACAGCCATAATTTGCGTTACGATAATCGCATGCCTTTATATCTTGGCAAACAGTGGGAAAGGTAAAGAAAAATGAGGTGGACAAAGACATTGAGTGAAAACATAAAAAGAGGGATCAGAAGCTGGCTTAATATTATGCCGTCCAGTCCTTATAATATCCAGATCAATGAAGTACTGGATTTTGAAGCAGATGCCATTAGGAACAGAATATGGTATCGGGGAGATGGAAATGAACTGGAACAGTTATATTCAAGTCTGACAGAATATGCGGATAAATATAAATTCTGGGGGAGCAAGTGCACACCCGGAATGGAAATGAGAAAAATCCACACAGGACTTCCGGGGCTGATTGTTCGGACTTTAAGCTCAATTGTGATCTCAGATATGAATGATTTTGAGTTTAAGGAACAGAAACAGGAAGATGTCTGGAAGGAAATAGAAAAAAGCAATAATTTCCGTAAAAAACTTGAAAAATGTTTACGGGAAGTTCTTGTTATTGGTGATGGAGTTTTTAAAGTCACCTTGGATACAGAGATCAGTGAGTACCCGATCATAGAATGGTATTCGGGCGAAAGATGTGAAATCATAAGGTACCGTGATCGCATCAAGGAAATAGTATTTAAAACTCCCTATGAGCATAATAAAGAAAAATATATTCTCTATGAGCATTATGGATATGGATATATCAAAAATGAATTGTACAAAGGAGATAAGCAGATAGATATTAGTACTGTAAGCGGACTTTCAGAGGGGTGGGAATTTGATAAAAGTCTGATGCTGGCAGTTCCTTTAAGCATTTTTGAAAGTAATAAATATGAAGGACGTGGAGGGTCTGTATTTTCGGGGAAACTGGATAGCTTTGATGCTTTTGATGAGGCATGGAGTCAGTGGATGGATGCATTAAGAGCAGGAAGAGCACGGACATATATTCCGGAATCCTATCTTCCCAGAAATCCGGAAACGGGTGAAATAATAGCACCTAATCCTTTTGATAATCGTTACATAAAAGGTGATGATAATATGGATGAGAGTGGGAAAAATGTGATAACTACCGAACAACCCAATATACCACATGAAAGTTATATGTCCTCCTATATTACAGCCTTAGATCTTTGTCTTCAGGGAATCATCAGTCCATCTACACTTGGAATTGATGTGAAAAAACTGGATAATGCTGAGGCGCAGCGTGAAAAAGAGAAAACAACACTTTATACAAGAAACGCAATCATAGAGTCATTACAGGAAACATTGCCGGAGCTTGTGGAAGTCAGCGTAAATGCCTTTCATGTGCTTGCTGCCAGCCCTATGGAAAAAATTCAGGTGGATATTCCTTTTGGAGAATATGCCAATCCAAGTTTTGAAAGCCAGGTAGAAACGGTGGGAAAAGGGAAAACACAGGGAATCATGTCGATAGAAGCCTGCGTTGAAGAATTATATGGAGATTCCAAGGATGATGAATGGAAGAATGCAGAAATAGCCCGGTTGAAAGAAGAACAGGGAATTTCAAAAGTGAAAGAACCAGCAGTCAATACAGAAGGAGTGAATGTGGTTGAAAGTAAAGATCTTGAAAAGGATATACAACATGAGCCTGAAGGAGTATCAGGGACTTCTGAAGGTGGCGAGTGAACAGGTTCCTTTTGGGGTGTATGCAGTTGAGAAAAAAGGATATGCGGAATTAAGATGTGATAAATGTAGCAGTACAACAAAATTGAAAGAACTGATCAGGCAATTCCGGCAGCAGGGGCTCAAGGTACATTATAACCAAAAGGAGAATATGGATGGATGAGTATGATATCGGGAAAGCCTTTGAAGCAATTGAAAATGAGCTGATTGCCTCTATGATCCGGAACATGGAAAGGCACCGTGCGGAGGAAACAGAGGAAGGTATTGAATGGACCCAATGGCAGGTAGAGCAGCTTGAAGCGTTGGAAAGATATAAACTGAAAAATCAGAAGAAATATGGAAAGCAGTTTAAAAGTCTGAACGCACATATCGATCAGCTTATACGTGCAGCCAGAGATACAGGAAGCATGGATCAGGAAATAGAGATATTGGAAGCAATAAAGAATGGTTTCAAGGGATTTCATAAAGCATCCGAAACAATGACAGCACAATTTTTCAGATTAAATGACCGAAAACTTGATGCGCTGCTCAAGGCGGTAACCAATGATATGGAAAAGGCAGAAACAGCAGTCTTGCGAATGGCAAATGACCAATATCGTAAGGCTGTTTTTAATGCCCAGATTTATGCAAACACCGGAGCAGGTACATATGAAAAAGCTGTGGATATGGCAACAAAGGATTTAAGAGTAGCAGGGCTCAATTGCGTGGAATATGCCAATGGAGCACGTCATACTTTATCGGATTATGCGGATATGGCTATCCGTACAGCATCAAAAAGGGCTTACCTTCAAGGAGAAGGAGAAAAGAGGCAGGAATGGGGAATTTCCACTGTGATCATGAATAAACGTGGAAATCCCTGCCCTAAATGTCTTCCCTGGGTCGGGAAAGTGCTGATAGATGATGTATGGAGTGGAGGAAAAAAAGAGGATGGTCCTTATCCTTTAATGAGTACTGCAATGGCAGCAGGACTCTATCATCCAAGATGCAAAGACAGTCATACAACATATTTTGAAGGGATCAGTACTCCGCCGGATGATCAGTTTACGAGAAAAGAAATCCAGGATATAGAAAAACAGAATCAGGATGAAGCAGAACAGCAGTATGCTAAGAGACAGTCAGAAAAGTATAATCGGATGGCAAAGTATTCGTTAGATGAAGAAAACAGAAGACAATATACTTTACGGTCAAATGAATGGAATAATAAAGCAGAACAGCGTTTTGCAGATTATGAAGAATTGGACAATTACTTAAAGGAAGAGTATAATGGCACTATAGATGAAGATGTAAGGGGCTTGGATATAAGGCAGGTAAGCCAGACACTTACAGAATTTGAAACTGTTATGAATGATTTTCCTAAGACAAGGGAATTCTTCAGTGGAATCAATACATATGAGAAAGGAAAAGCAGCATTTATTCCTAATGGGGAATTGATTCTAAACCCACAAAGATATAGGACATTAAATAAAGAATTGATAGGGACAGGATACCATGAGGCGGGGCATTTGTTAGAACTTACTTTGATAAGAATTGAAAATCCCGACTTACCACTGGATGATATTTATGCATTGTACGAAAAAGGTAGTTATGCAGATGATATTGTATCAATGGCTTACCAAAGAATAGGTACAGAGAGGTCGTTAAAGGAATTAAGGTTAGAAATATCCAAGTATTCTTTAGAAGATTATTCAGAGACTGTTGCTGAAGCGATTACAGATTATTATATAAATAATTATAACGCTTCTATTTTATCAAGGCAGATAGTAAAGGTGCTGGAAAGGAGATTGGAATGACGGAATATGAAGATGCAGAATTTTGGGATTATATAACAACGGACGAAATGGGAAATAGGACAGGAGTAAGAGATGATATGCCGGAAAGTGCAAGAGCAGATTATGAGGCATTTCTCGAAGAACAGGAATTTGCCAGAATTCATAATATGAAGATATGAATAGAAAAAGTTATTATAAATACCACCAGCCAGTAATGGTCCGGTGGTATTTTTCATCCCAAAATAAAAATTGCACCGGTGCAACGGGAGGAGGTGTGAAAATGAAGATAAGAGTAAAGCATGATTTCTATGATAAGGAGCATGATCTGAAACTGAGAAAGAAAAATGAAATCATGGAAGTAAAAGAAGACAGGGGTAAGGAGCTTATTTCCTTAAACCTTGCCGAAGAAATGGAAGCAGAAAAAGAAGTAAGAAAAGAAGCAGCTAAGTAAGCTGTTATTTTTATGCTCCAAACACGAGAAGAGGGTAAAAGCAGCGTGACCAGTGACACTGATGAAAATGGATTCTATAGGGTGACACCCTTAAAATGGAGGTAGAAATGATTAAAAGAAAAATGAAATGCAGATTGCCCATGAACATTCAGTTTTTTGCTGAAGATCCATCCGGCGCAGGTGGATCAGGAGTAAGTAGTACACCTGATAACACACAGGGGGGACAGGATTCCTCAAAACAGCAGTCCCAAATTGATTATGCAAAGATACAGCAGATGCTTGATGGGACTTTAGCAGCAAAGGAAGATACGGCATTAAAAGCGTATTTTAAACACCAAGGTCTTAGTCAGGAAGAAGCTGAGCAGGCAATGGAAGCGTTTAAGGC